GTCTTGAAGAACGCCACGAAGCCAGACAGGGCCGGTCCAACAACCTGCCAGATACCAGAGAGCTTCTGCCCGAGCTGGTCGAGCGCCGTACGGGCCGCGCCAGTCTCGAAGCTCGTCTTGATCTTCCCGCCGATCTCGCCGAGACCCTTCATGAAAGGGGCCGTGGCCTGGCCGATCTTGTCGAAGGTCGGGCCGAGCTTCGTACCCAATCCCTGAAATGCGGTAATGGCACTCGCCGCAGCACTGGTGAAGCCGTGTTCAATCTTTCGCTTGAACGTCTCGACCTTCGCCGCAGCGTTCTTGCTCATGGTGTCGGCCATCTGCTGAGCCGACCCCTTCACCTTGCCGAGGGAGTCGACCGCATGCTTCGGGTCAATCGAGTAAAGGGCCTTACCCAGGTCTTCGCTCTGCGTTCCAAAAAGGGCCGTAGCCGCGGCACTCTGCTTAACCGGGTCCTTCATGGCCCGAAGCTTGTCCATGGTTTCTTGAAGCGCGTCAGAGGCAGACTTACCGCCCTTGCCGATACGCTTCGCCATCTCGCCAGCGTTCAGGCCAATACTCTTGAAGCCCGTTGCCGTGGTCGCGCTACCGTCAATGGCGCGAATCGAAAATTCCTTGATCGCATCGGCGACCAGGTCAGCGTCACGGGCACCGCCCTTAAGGCCCTGGGAAAGAATCCCGGTAGCGGTAGCGCCGTCAAGGCCCATCTTCCTGAACTGAGTTCCATACTCGTTCAGGGTGTCAAGGAAGTCTTCCGACTTGTCGACACCGTGAGTGAAACCCGAAGCGACAATATCGAGGGCTTCATTCGCGTTCTTCGCCAGGCCGTTTCGCATAAGGTTGGCGACGGCTCGCGTCGTTCCGCCTATGTCCTGGTCCATGACCTGAGAAACGGTCGCAACCTTGTTGGCTATCGGCTTGAAGTCGACCGAGTTAACCGACATGTTCAGGTCGTCGTGAACCCGCTTGACTATCTGGCCAGTCTCCGCCGTCGACTCTCCGAAGCCCGACACGTAAAGGTCACCGGCCAGTTTGCCGGCCGTGGCCGCATCCTTGCCCGTAAGGCCCATAGAAGCCGCGGTCTTCGCCCGGTTGGCTATCTCGTCTAGGCCGCTCTGAAAGGCCATGAGACCGGCCAGGGGCAGGGCGGCGGCCACCATACCGCCCATACCGGCAAGCGCACCCTTCAGCTTGCCGAACTTCCCGCCCATTCCCTCGACCTGGGAACCGGCGCTTTCGGACGTGTCAGCGAGACCCTGAATCGCGTTCTCGGCAGAATCAGCGTTGCCCACAATGACAACGCGAAGCGTCCTCGAATCCGCCATTACTAAGACTCCCGACTAGCGTTGAATTCGTTCATGTACTCGCAAAACGCGCGATACTCGGCCGCTGTAAGGCCGCGCACTTCGCCGGGAGTCATGCGGTAAAAGCGGCAGAACGCTGCCCGGTCCTTTAGGCGTTCTGCGCGTCGTCGTTTCCCGGGCCGTCCTCGGTGCCGACCAGCTCAAGAGCGGCAACCTTCACGTTGCGCGCATCCTGAAGAGAGAAGTCGGGGTTCTCGGCTCGCTGCGTAATCCAGATAAGGGCCTTCAGGGCCTTAGTCGGGATCTTCGTCTCAAGCTCGGGGCGGCCCTTCTCGTCCAGGACCTTCTTTCCGTCCGCGCCGATAACCGGCCGAGGGGAAAGAACGTCATAGATAGCGGCGCCCACAACCTCTTCAAAGTCTTCGAGGTCACCAATGGTGAGAACGTCAGGGTCAATGCGAAGAGAGATAGTCTCAGGGGTGCTCATTCTGGAAATGCCTCCGACATCATGTGTTCGATCTTGTCCATGTATTCGCGGATCAGGACAGGGCCCTTTTCGCGAATCGAGGGGTGCAGGAAGTAGCCCGGTCCGCCTTCCCAGCCGTTGAACTGGTTTCCTCGCCAGGGCTTGAAGCCTCGGGCGACAACGCCATTACGGGTGAGCTTCTTAGCGCCGAATTCGGCACCCAGGGCGTACGGCTTACGGGCCGAACCAAGACGCACAGCCGCATAGTTCTGTGTCTTCGTCGCGCGAAGAGAATTGGCCGCGGCTCTCTGCTGCCGAGAAAGACCGTTGGCCTTCTCTTTCGCGGCCTGAGTCAGCTTGTCGGCAACATCAAAGTTCGCCTGCTTAACCTCTTGCTTCATGCCGTCAGCACCAGCACGCGCAAGAGCGCGGGTGAACTGGGCTAGCCCCTCGACATTCGCGTAAATGCCTTCAGTGGGCATAGCCCAGCCCTCCCAATGCTTGATTCCAAATACTAGGTTCAGGCCAAAAAAATTGGGCCTGGGTTACTGAAGGGCCTTATAGGTGATCGTCACCGGGGACGCGGTACCGTCCGTGAGCGCGATACCGGCAAGGTCCTGAGAGACAACGTCCATGCCGCCCACGGACACCGGGCCTTCGTCGAAGCGAGCGAAGGGCATCTGAACCTTGAACTGGGAGTTGTCCGGCCCATCCCAAAGAACCGTGATGTCAGCGACAGCACCACTCGCGATAGCGGACGCGACACGGTTGATCTGAGTCGTGCCGCCGAACTCACCCTTAATCGACCACTCGTACTTCCGAAGGTCCGACTCCAGCGGCTCACTCTTCTTACCGGTGTTCCGAATGAAGTACCGGTCATCCTTCAGGCCGTTACTGGCCTTCAGAGAGAAGTCATTGATCGTGAAGGCAGAACCGCCGACAGTGACCGTGCCACCAGCGAAGCTGAACAACTTCGTATTCGCGATGTAAGTAGGCGTAGCCGCCACATAGGCCCCGGTGCCGGCCCCGATAGTCTCCTTAGCGAAATCGCACGTCACAGAGAGCTTCAGAAGCTCATCAACCGCGTTCGTAAGCTCCCATTCCTTGACCTTGCCACCCTCGTACGTGAACGGGGTCAGGGTTCCGGTGTTGTCCACTCGGCCCACCTGAGCGGTAAAGCTCTTGCCGTTCAGGTCGCCCAGAGTTGCCGTGTGAGTGATAAAGCCACCCGCAGGGGCGCCCGAGGAGAGGCCGCCGAACATGTGCTTAAGCCAGAAGTCGAAGCCCGTGGAGAGGACTTCCATCTTTACGTCACCCTCGGCACCCTTCGGGTTGACCGCGAAACGGTCGCTTCGAAGAACGCGAGTATTCGCGCGGATTCCCTCGGAATCAATGCGCTCGTACTTGCCTTCAATGCCTTCATCGGTGAACTCGAAGAACTTCGTCGGCAGTACGGCAGTGCCGTAAACCGACTCGTCAATAACACCAATGTACTGATCAAAGATCGTGGCCATTACTTAGCCGTCTCCCTCTTCGCCTTTATCTCCTGCCACCCCTGGCGAATAAGAGCCTGGGCAACGTCCTCGGCAACCTCGATCGGGTCACCCTTTACGGCGGTAAGACCCAGCGAGGGAACCTCTACCGCCGCGTAAGGTCCGTCATAAGCAACGGTCTTCACTAAAGCCTCGCCTTCACACGAACAACGGCCTCGAACTGGCCTTCATAGACCTGATCCGAGGGGAAGCTTTGAAGCTTCTTAGGAACAAAGTCCGTCACGACGACGGACGGAATACCGAGATTGGGAGTCGCCTTCATGCCGTCCTCGATACCAGCGGCCATGCGCTGAAGCTCGGTCTCGACCTCTTCCGAGGTCGCTCCGGATATCTGCGCATTCACAATCACGCTGATCTCGAAGGACTCTTCACGGCTTCGGTTGGACACCCATTGCGAATCGGGCCACATGACCTCACCCACGAACACCCAACGGCGTTCGGGGTTCCTGGTCGGGTAGCCCCAGGTGACTTGATAGCCAGCAAGGGCCGGAAGAGCCTTGATCATGTCCCGTAGGGCGGCCTTCGCGGCGAACGCGTTCGTACTCACCGCGCGGCCCCCAACACGTCATAGAAAATCCGGTACTTGTACCGGGTAAGGGCGGCGTCGACTTCTGGAATCCCGGTCTCGTACCCGTTCCGTCCGGCCGTGGCCAGGGTGAAGTTCCCGCCCTCGGCAGCAACGAAGGCCGTAGCGCGGTCCGGGATGCCGGACCGTTCGGCAGTCAGGAGAGAGCGAAGCCGCAGAAGACCGGCCCGCTTCACGTCCTCGGGGACCTGGGGGAAGCCGTAGGTGAAGGTGACCGTGTACCGGTCGCCGTCCGCCAGGACGTACGGGGCCCGTACGAAGCCCGAAGGGTCAACGGTCCAACCCGCCATGTCGACGGGCCCAGAGGGGCCGACAACGGCCGCCAGGGCGGACACATCGAAGTACCCCAGGAACAGGCTCGACGTGTCGTCGGCCTCGACCTCGACGCGTGCCGTACGCGGCACGAACGATCGACCAGTGATCCGCTCAAACTCGTCTTCAACTACCTCGCGGTAGTGCTTCACTTCGGCCGTAGGGAACCGCGTAGCGTCCGCTAGGTCCATGTCGGACCCGCGGGCTTCGGGGATGGTGAACAGGAACCCGCCGACTACCTCGAACCGGTCCCGGTCCGTGGCCAAAATGCCGGCCTGCCAAGAGACCGTGTAAACGCCCTCCGACTGTGCCGGAAGGGTGGCCGACCACTCGTTGCCCGAGCTGGTCGCCGAGCCCGTGTAAACGGTCGCCCCGAGGGCATCCCGCACGGTCACGGTCACGGCAGGGACGACCATGGGCGACTCGTCATCAAGGAAGGTATGCCGCAAGGTCACGGCCCTACCGCTTAGAAACCGCACAACGCCCCCTTACGCGGCCTTTCGCGGCCTACCGGGGCCGCGCTTCTCAGGGGCCGCAGATACGGCCGTCTCGCGAGTCTCAGAGGCTTTGCCGGCCACGATCTCAGCGCGCTTATCGTTCAGAAGCGACATAGCCAGTCCCGAAGGAAGCTCGACCACATCGCCAACAGTCGGGAACGGCTCTCCATCGAGAAGACCGGTCCCGTTCTCAAGAATTCGAACCTTCATGAACACCCCTCAAGACAGGACCGGCCCGGCCCCCGAAGGGGCCGAGCCGAGGACCATTACGCGGTAACGGTCAGAGCCTTGACGGAAGCCAGGTCGAAGAGGTCACCGGAACCCCTCCACGTCACCTTGAAGGCGACCACGTCACGGTCATAGCCGTACTCATCCGACCGGACAACGCGCAGGTTCTTAACCTGGCGAATCAGGTACTTCGAGGGGTCGCCGTAGACGAGAACCTTCGCACCGGCACCAGAGGTGACAATGTTCGGGTCCGTCAGAATCGCGGTGCCAAGAATGGTGTCCGGCGCACCGGCCTGAAGCGAAGGCTGCCAGATGTAGTTACCGGTCGTGTCCTTCAGCTTTCGGAGCGACTGAACCGCAGAATCCGAAGTCATGAAGACCGCGTTCTTTCGGTACGGCCGAAGAATCGAGTGCTGAAGATCGATCAGGTTGTCAGTGGAGACACCGGCCAGGTTCGCAGCGTTGACCGCACCCGTAGAACGGGTGACCCAGCCCCACGGCTTACCGGTGCCGCTACCAACCATGAGATCGGCCATGACCTTATCGGCGACAGCCTCGCCCGCGTCCTGGGCGAGAATGCCGAGAATGTCGAGCTGCGAGTCATCGATAATTTCGTTCGTCGCCTCGACAATCACGCCGTACTTATAGGCGCCGACGTTGGTCTTCGACCAGCTCTCGTCACTCTTGCCGTAGGCCGTGTTCTCGGAAACCTGCGCAGCGGTCGGGCGACCGTTCTTGACCGGCCACTCCATCGTTTCGCCGGACCCCGTAGTCAGGAGTCGAGCCTTCGAGAAGAAGTCGGACCGAACGCGCATGGCCTCGATAACCTGCGCCGTAAAGGTGGTCGCGTAGGTGTTACCGGCATTCGCGGCAGTGCCGGAAGTCGCGGTTC